TTATGTCAGGAATGGCTATGATCCTTTTAGGATTGGTTAACGACACTCCATCGTTACCCACATCCTGGGTTCCTGCTCTACTTAATGTAGAGCGACTTAAGGGTGGTTTAACCGCCATCTTTACTTTATTGTTAGATTTAATCTTAGCCATTACACGTGGTATAGGATTAGAGTCTAAAATACCTAAGAACATTAAATATTTCTTTTACAACAATGACGAAGTTGTTGATTATGTAACTGCGATAGATGATGTTCAAGAACAAATAAGAACTAAACGTTTTAAGTTAAATCAAGATAATTACTTGATACTTCAAACGTTAATTAAACGCGGTAATACTATACTGTTGCACCTCCCAACGCAATCCAAAAGTGGGGGTGCTTATGGTATCGTTCGCGATCAATTATCCGTTCTTAAAAGTTTAAGAGAAATATTTGCTGCGTCCAATTTCGACTATGATGGTCGACGAGTTGAACCAGTTTCTGTCTTGTTTGCGGGTCCACCTAAAAATGGAAAAACAGAAGTAACAGATCATGTTATTGCTGCTATAATGTCTCGTATTTCGACGGAAGAAGAAATAGCCAATTTCTCTAAAAACTCTAGTAATTACATTTATGTTGTTCCTCCTGAAAATGATTTTTGGGATGGTTACAAAAACCAAATGTTTACTTTGTTCAACGATTTTCAACAAACAACAGATGTAGCTGGAACACCTGGTGAAGCTATAAAATTAATCAGATCTAAGGATACTACTCCTTATATTCTGAATATGGCTCACTTAAATGATAAAGGTAATACTTTATTCAGTTCCCCTGTTATTGTTGCCACAACAAACGCTTCGCGTTTTGTTTGCCCTAGTGTAATGGATATTGAAGCATTGAATAGACGCTTCGATTTTGCCTATACGGCTGTTATTAAAGCAGAGTACTCAAACTCTTCTCGAATTTCGGATGATCCGTGGCATAGATCTATTGATTACACTAAATTACCCATTGGTAGAGATGGGGTAACATCTCTCCATCCAGAGTATATGGATTTTTATCCTTATAATCTAAGAACAGGTTCCATTGTTGGAAGTTCCATTACGTTTGACGAAGTTATTAATTTAATTGTAGAGCGTAAAGAAACTCACATCCAACGATTTAATCAAAAATCTAAAGAACTTTTAGATACTATGCATAAACATAAACCCAAGAAAATTTTTCTTCTACCCGACGATTTTAAGAAAAGTATTTTGGTGTCAGATGCTATATTTAACGTTCCCAAAGAATCTCCTGATGTTCATATGGCAGAATTAGAAACTCTTCTTGGACACACCGAGCCACAAGGCTTACTAGATATTTTAAATAAGACAGTAGGTGATTATGTGCGTCCGGACTATAAATTTCATGTATTTATCCCGACTCCAATGGAGGAAGGAGGTACAATAGTAAAAATGCTCGACTATATGCGACGAAATCAGGATGAACCTGATACTAAAACATTAGTTAAATTCTGTAAAGATT